CTGCGGGCGGTTCGGCTTCGATGTCGTCGGGAACCTCGCGGGGGCCGCCCTCGACGTTCAGGATCGTCGGCACTTCGATCAAGTAGGGCACGGAGCAGACCATCAGGTTGCGTTCGCCTTCGATGCGCTGGCGGACCTGGCCGTTGCGCTCGGCGCCCATGTGGATGCCCGACGCGAACGGCTCGCCGGTGCCGGCGTCGAGGCTCGGGTGCTGCATGATCGCCAGCCGTGCCGCCGAGGCGTACAGGCGGGCGAGCGCCTTCGCGTCCTCGATGGTGACCGAAGAGGCGATCGCCGACAGCACGACGCCGTAGATGGCCGCGACGTTGCCTTCCTCCTCGACGACGGGGTCGCCTTCCATGCCCGGCGACTGGGCGATCAGCATCGGCAGCTGGTCCTCGGGCCACTTCTGGGCAGCAGCGTCGGCGTGAGAGACACCGTATTCGAGGATGTCGGCGATGCCCGCCGGCCAGATGGTGCCGTCGGGGTCCTTGACGCGGCGCACGTACTGGGCCGCCGCCGGCATCCAGTGGCGAAGGTGGGCGGTGAGCGCCGCCTCGACGTCAGAGCCGTCTGTCAGCGGCCCCCAGCCGCTCATACGCGCCCTTTCGGGTTGGGGGGGTACTCGACGTCGGGGCCGACCGGCTCTGGGCCGTGGACGTAGTACCAGCGCCGCATGACGGCGATCATGACGCCGTAGTCGGCGGGTCGACGCACCCAGCCGCGGACGGTGCCGTCGGTGGCGCTCATGCCCCGAAGGGCACCGTGACGCCCATGCCGAAGGACCCGACCCCGAACTCAGAGCGATCGCCGCCGACCAGGTACGCCTGCACCGCCTTCGAGAACGCGCGTAGGTCCAGTTTGCCGAGGTCGAAGAGGGGCCGGGCGGGTTGGCCGGTCTTCGTGCCGTCGTTGAAGGCGACCGGGTAGGGGAAGCCGTCGTCATTGGTGAGGTTGATCCCGAAGATCAGTTCGTCGCCGAATATCTCGCGCAGGCTGCCCTGGGCGCCCGAGTCGGTCAGGGCTTCCATCATGGCGTCGGCTTCGCGGCCGATCACCGAGGACCCCTTGCGGGCGACGGTGGCGTCAGCGAGCGGCGCCCAGTCGCCTTCGCCTTCGGCGGCAAAGCGGGCCGCCATCTGGGCCTCCAGGTCGGCAGCGAACATCTCCAGCATGGGGCGCGACTCCACCGCCCTCGCCCCCATGCCGAGCAGGTCATGCTCGACCCGGTCGAGGCCGTCAAGCTCGTACTGGATCGTGACCGGCATCTACCAGGTGACCGGGTAGTCGCGGCCGATCAGGGCGAGGCCGTCGGAGAAGCCGCCCTGCGCCAGCGCCCCGGCGTTGCTCGCGCCCTCGGTGCCTTCGCCCTGCCCGCCGCATTGCTCGGCGACGGCGGCGGTCAGCGACTTCATGCGGGCGTTGAAGAGGGTTTCCAGCCGCGACGCCGACGAGCCTCGCGATTCGGCCTGCTCGGGCCAGTAGGACGTCTCGATGATGACGGCGGCGAGCATGGTGGCCGCCGCCCCGGAGGATTCCTTCAGCGAGGCGTTGCAGGGTTCCCCGCCGATCGCCGCCATGACGTGGTCGACGGCCTGGGAGATGATCGCTTCGGCCTCGGTGCCGGTCGGGCGCGTTCTCTCGTCGAAGGTCCCGACCTCCACGCCGCCGGCGATCTTCGTCCTGGCCCGGATCAGCGCAGCGACATCGGCGACGGTGGGGGTCCAGGAGACGACGGGCATGGTGCCAGTCTACGGCGAGAGTGCGCCCCCGCCGGGTGCCCCCCAATCCCATCCACGCTCTGAGGGGGGAGGGGCGTGGAACCCCCGACGGTCGATCCCGTCAACCCCGGCGGGTGACGCCCGGCCACCCTACAGAACGCAAACGGCCCGCACTAGGCGGGCCGCAGGCGCAGGACCAGCAGGCAGACTAGGAGTCGGTGCCCTCCAGCATCCAGACCGCGGAGGCGTCGTAGGCAGCGAAGACGGGGCGGCACTCCAGGACGTAGACGTCGGTTTTGCGGACGCCCTCCCGGACCATCTCCTGCGACATCGGAAGCTCCCAGCCGATCGCGCCGGGGGCGCCCGCTTTGCAGAAGATGACGTCGCCCTCTTCGACGAGCGGCGAGCCGATGACCTCGGTGATCCCCTGGCGGCCGAAGACCGCGTCCAGGGTCGGCACCGCGCCGACGCCCGTGTAGATCGTTTCGAGGAACAGAAGTTCTTCGGTGTTCATGATGGCGGTGTCGGGGCGGACGCCGACCTTGTCGTCGCGGAACGCTTTGAGGACCCGCGCGATGTCGAAGCCCGGGAGCAGTTTGGGATCGACGTTGAACAGGCCCGCGCCCGGAGTCGCCTGCCAGACCGTTTTCGCTTCCAGGGTGCGTTCCCAGGTGTTGATCGCGTCGATCAGTACCTCGATGCCGCGCTGCTGGATGATCTGGCTGAAGCTGTTGGCCGCCTGCGTGAACTGACGCCGGACCGCGATGACGTTGTTGCGCTGTTTCGCCTCGTCGGTGACCTCGATGGAGCCGGCCCAGGACTCGGGGCGCTTCACCTTCGGTTCGTGGCGGGTCGCCGCCAGACGTGGCGCCTCGGCTCCCGGCGCGCGAGGCGCGGGGGTCGAGCCGACCGGCAGGAAGAAGTCCTCGGGGAACGTCTCTTCGACGATGACGGCGCCGCCCTGGATGGGGGAGCCGATGGTGCCGAAGACGCGCTCGATGAAGTACCCGGCGTCGGCCCCGACAAGCTCCCGGATGATCGCCGGGATTTTCGTCGGGGGGTTGACGAAGGTGTCGACCGTGATCGTGGTGCCTTTGACCGTGGCACCGCCGAGAGGCTGGGCGATCGGGGCCTGCGGTCCCGCTGCGCCGGCCATCGCCGGGATGCGGCCGTCTGCGGTCAGGCGAGCGCCGGGGGCGACGTTGTCGAGAAGGGCCTGGAGGTCTGCGTTCTTGTTCTTCATGGCGGGTTCAGTGGCTCCTGGCTCTAGTAGAGGTCGACCTCGATGAAGTCGCCGGCGGCTGCTGCCGACGTCAGGGCCTTACCGACCGAGCGGGCATCGTTGGTGGCGTCTTCGCCACCGGCCAAGTTGGTTTTGCCGACCGCTTTGACGACGCCGGCGCCGGACGATGCGCCCGTGTTGGCCGTGGTGACCATCTGCGAGGCGGTGTCGTGGGCCAGGATCGCGGCCTCGACCTGCGCCGCGGTGGAAGTGACTTCGCCGGCGCCTACCCCGTTGGTCGCCAGGGTAACGACGATGTCGTTGCCGTTGACGTCGACGGCGAGGGCTTTTTCTTTGCCGGTGTTCTGAAGGGTGATCGTGATCTGGTCATCGGCTGCGCCGGGCGAGCGCGAGGTCCAGGTGATCGCGTTGTTTTCGCCGACGACTCCCGTTTTCAGGGACGCGGCGACCGCGACGTCTGCGACGAAGGCTTTGCCGCCCGCGCCGATCGCGACCTCGACCGGAGGCGTGGCGTCGATTTCCTCGCCCGCCTCGACGATGGCGATGGCGTTGGAGCGGACGCACTCGACGAGCAGGTCGACGGAGTTGACGTCTTCGGTGGCGGGGTCCGAACTGGAGCGCTGGGACACGCCGAAGGGATGCTCCTCGCCGGCGGAAGCGTGGGCGCCGTCGTAGCCGCGCCGAGCGTTGATCCCGGTGACCGAGACGAAGCGGCCCGCGGCGATGATCCCACCGGCCACCGTGGCGGCGACCGTGACGTTCTCGCCCGGCTTGAAGCGGGCTATTTTCTCCAGGGACATTTAGGCAGCCTCTCTCACGCGATGGCCGGGGAACATGGCGCCCATTTCCTCGCCGCTGACTGCGACGGGATCGGTCGGGCTGGAGCCGCCGTGGCCGACCTCGGTGACCGGGACCAAGTCCTTCGGCAGCGCCTCCAGTTCGGCTTCGGTCGCCTCGGGGGCGCCTTTGAGCTTTGCCTCCCAGGCCCCTTTGGAGGCGGGAGTGATCTTGCCGTCTTTGAGGGCGAGGGTCAGCAGTTTCTCGCGGGCGGCCTCGGCCAGTGTCGCGAAGGCTTTGTCGCCGCGGTCGGCTTTCGCCTGAAGCTCTGCCAGGACGGTTTTGTCGACCGTCACGGTCGGGGACTCGCTGGCGTCGGCCGGCGGGGTTGTGCCCTCGCCGCCCTCGCCCTCGGAACCCTCGCCGCCGTCGCCGCCCTCGGCCGGGGCGCCATCCTCGGTGCCCTCGCCGCCGTCGCCGGAACCGCCCTCGCCACCCTCGCCGGAACCCTCGGGGGCGTCCTCGTCGAGGGCGCTCTCGATGTCCTCGTCGGAGGCGTCATCGGCGAGCGACAACGCCAGTGTGAGGCGTTTGCGCTGCTCGGCGGAAAGCTCGCTGAAATCCATGCCGGAATTGTTAGCGCCTCCGCGACCCCCCCCCTCTGGCCGCTCTTTCCTGTCGGCCGGAACCGTCTGCTCACGGGCCGCAAACGCTTTCACCGTGCGGCCCTCGCCGGGGTTCGTCGACGCCGCAGCTGCCAGCGCCGCGGCGGCCTCGGGTGCCGGCGTGAAGGTCTGGAGGACGCGGGTTGGCTCCCCGAAGGTGATGTTCTGGTCGGCGTCGGTCTGGATCGGCACCGTCCAGAGGGAGCCTTCGTCGTCGTCGGCGATGATGACGTTGGGGTCGACGCGCACCGCGCGCGCCCACCACCAATAGCGGTCGTCGACGCAGAACTCCGAGTAGAAGACGTCGATGACTTTGTCGACGTCGGCCTCCAGGGTGACGGGGCGAGCGCCGCCGGCCAGGGCTACGATCGCCGCGGGGGCCTGCCTCAGTGTCATCGTCTCCACGGCCCCCATGCTGACAGCGATGGGCACCCCCCCAGCGTCGGGGTCGCCGGTGACGATCACGCCCTTACCTTCCGTAAGTCGGAACTGCAAGTCGTCGAGGTCCTTCACCGCCGGCGCCTGGACGCCGAGCAGCGCGCAGGCCGTCAGGACGAAGGTGTAGTGCCGCCCTGCCGGTGTCTCGACGTCCCAGCGGGCTTCGAGTTTGCCGCCGGGTCCGTTCTCGATGGTGTAGGCGCCCTCGATGGAGCGCGAGGGGTAGAAGGCGGGCAGCCCCTCGGCCAGCCAGCGCGGCACGTAGACGTAGTCGCCCGTCGCCGTGGCGCCATCGTTGGTCAGGCGCAGGTTGGCGACCGACCCGAACGCAGGTTCGCCGTCGTAGAAGGGGTCGTGGCCCGGGTCGTCGGGGTCGGCGAAGCGCGGGTCGGAGTGGCCGATCTTCAGCCGGGCGGGCGTAATCAGCGTGTCTTCCCCGGCGCGGACGGCGTCGGCAATATGCTCCAGCGTCAGGGTGACGGGGCCGCCGGCAGACGGCCACTCCATGCCAGCGCTGCAAAGCTCGACGTCGGGGATCGTGACGAAGTCCATGCCGGCAAGTCTAGAGTCGGGCCGGGCGCCCCATCTGGAGGCGACGGCGGCGGCAAGCGGTCCGCGACCTCCCGGCCCGGTTTTGACTCTATCGCGTCAGAACGGGCACTCGCCGAAGTCGCGCCGGCTGCGCGTCGGCTTGAAGACCTGCGGCGGTGGCGCCGGTGGGGTCGGCTCGACGATGGCGATCGCATACGCCTGCGCCAGCTGGTCGTGGGCGAATTCGTTGACGCGCCGCGTCGAGCCGTCGGAGCGGTCGACGAGCAGGTCAGAGTGCCAGTCGGGATCGCGCCGCACCGTGGCGCCGGTGGCCTTGAAGCGGACCTCGCCGTCGCGGGCGAGCAGCTGCGCCAGGCCGGCGAGCTTGGCGGCGTCGATCAGGGCGGGTCCTCGAAGACGTGGAAGACGTAGGCGCTGCCGCCCAGCGGGTCGCGGCCGATGACGTGGGCCGAGCCGATGTACTCCCAGCCGTCGGGGACCGGGGAGCCGGTCGCGAAGTAGGCGAGGCGCCGGCTGCGAAGCGGCTCCGCGGGGTCGACAAGCGCCCAGACGAAGACGTGGGCCTCCTGGGTCCCGACGTCGATGATCTGCGCGTCGGTTGGCATCTCGACTCGGTCGGTGCCGATCCCGATCGGGACCTGGAATTTCCAGACCTCGCGGGGCATCAGGCCGCGCCCTTGAAGAGGAAGCGCGCGGCGACCCGCGACGACTCGACGCGGATCATCTCGACGAGTTCGGCCTCGGTCAGGTCCGACGTGCGGCCCATGACGTAGCCGCGCCCCGGGCCGACGACGGGCGGGAACCGCCGACCAGTTGCCCGGTCGAGGTCCCCGCAGATGACGGCCCAGGGTCGCTCCATCAGACGGCGACTCGGGTGAGCGTGAGGCGCGGCAAAACCTGAATCGTCTGATGGTGCTTGCCGTTGTTCATCGGGAAGGTGATCGACGTCAGGCGCCCGCTCTGGGCGTAGTCGGCGGTCGTGGCCTCCAGGACCTCGGCGAACTTCTCGCCCATCTGGAGCAGGTCGCCCTGCTGGACGTCCTCGGCCTGGACCTGCTCGGTGCGCGTTGCGGTGGTGGTCATCGTGTCCTCCGTTGATTGGCTGCGGTTCATGGCTTCAGCCTAGAGGGTTACTTGCGCTTTGTCAAGTGCTGGAGGCGCCAGCCTCGACCGCCGTTACGCCCGCCGCGGCTTCCAGGCTTTCGACATCTCGGCCCAGGTTGTTGATCTGCTGGATCGCGTCGACCGAGCGCACCGAGCAGCCCGCCGGCGGGTCGAGCTTGCGCAGCTGGGCGAGGGGGCAGAGGTCGGTCGGCTTCCAGGGGTCGCTGACTGCCCAGGCGTGGCGGTGCAGGATGCAGTAGCGGACCATCATCGCGACGGGAAGGGCGCGTCGAACTCGCCGGCTATATCGACGGGTGCGACCTGGCGGGCGTCGGGATAGGTGACGATGACGTGGCCGGGGCGCGGCGCGGTGCCCGGCTCGACGACGCGAATCTCGCCGGCGCCAGAGTCGCGCCCGATGATGCGGCCCTTGCGCGCCATCTCCACGACCTCCCGTTTGAGGGCGGCGCGGTCGCGGCGCTGCTTGCGGGTCAGCGTCGAGGCGGGGGCTGTGAGTAGCTGCTCGGTGTTCATGATCGGGCGAAGTTAGGCGGGAGGTGGGATTGGCTGCCCACAACCGAGGGTGCAGCCTTGCCGTAGCGTGGCTTACCTCGGAGCCTTCCGTTAAGGGCCACCGCCCCACGCTGCCCCTCCTGTGTACTCGGAGAAGCCACCGCGCCCGCTCACTGGATCAGCCTGCGGGCTTGGCTTTTCGACGCCGGAATCACAATTCGGGGCCTACGCTGCACGTCAACCCCTGTTCTGTCACTCCCTGGGCCAGGTGCCCCTGACCACGTCGAGGACCCTAGCGCGCTCACTGGCGCTTTGTCAAGTGCGCCCGTTGACCTCGCGCTCGAAGGCCCGGTCGACGGCGTCCTCGCGGCGGCTCGCCCAGACCCAGGCGTAGGCGAGATTCATGCGTAGGTGAGCCAGGTACGTCATCGGCTCGAAGTGCGGGGCCGGCTCATAGAAGCGGGAGGGCACGAAGCCGTAGAAGAGGGCGCAGGCGATCGCTCGCCAGCGCATCAGTACACCGCGACCAGGGTGCCCCGGCAGCGCAGGCCGCCTTCGCATTCCACGTAGCCGCCGACCGGATAGGCGGTTTCGGCTTCCCCGAGCGTCGGCCATTCGGTGCCGTCGATGCCGTTGCAGGCCGAACACACGTTCTCGTCCAGAATCTCGGAGGCGTAGATTTCTTTCGGCCCGGCCGCCCGCATGTAGGCCCGGCGCCCGGCGTTGTAGGACTGCGAGGTCGCACCCCCCAGCTGCTCATTGAGCGCCGCATCCGACAGCCCGGTCAGATGCTCGCGCACCGCGGCGGCTGCGGCGGAGGGTTCGAGGGTGGAGACGGCGGCGGCTTTCTTGCTCGCCGACGCCGCCAGGCCCGAGGACAGCGTCAGCGAGGCCGCCTCGGCGCGTTCGCGGACCTGACCCGCCAGAGCAGCGGTGTCGGCTTCGGCGCCGCGGAAGGCCGCCCGCGCCTGCACCCCGACCTGGGCTTCATGCTCAGAGCGCGCCGACGCGACCCCTTCGGCCGCGATCGCCTGCATGGGCACGTCGAGGACGTCGACGTCGACGGGGTCGCAGGTCAGGGCGGCGAGGACGGCGGCGTCCCCTTCGGCGGCCTCGACCTCGGCGACCAGCTGCTCGACCTGCTGGGCCTGGCCCTCGCGGTAGGCGGCGATCAGGGCCTCGCGGCCGGTCGTGAAGGACGCCTCCATCGCGGCGAAGTTGACCTGCGCCGTGACCTCGAAGGCGAGCGGCTGGCGCTTCAGGTCGCGCGCCGGCAGTTCCAGGGCGACGACGGGAACCAGGGTGTCACTTCCCCCCTTGCCCTTCGGCCCACGCAAGATGACACCCTCGGCGACCAGGGCGTCGCGGGCGCGCCGTGCCGTCTGGTTCTTCGGGTCGCTTCCGGCGGCGCGGGCCAGCTGCGGCCACGTCATCGGCGCCGTCAGGGCCGCGACGATCGACTCCGACAGGGCCGAGCGTTTGGGCTGGCGGTGTGTGCGCCCGCCTGCGCCCCCGGAGGCGAGCGGGCCACCTTCGTCAGGGGGCGGCGTTTCGGGGTCGGGAGGCGCCGGGGCAGGAGGCGTGGGGGGCGGTGCCTGTTCTTCGGCCTCGGCTGCGGCCTGCTGGCCGGGCACCTTCCAGCGCTCGCCGATGTAGGCGCGCAGTTCGGGGTCGACGGCGATCGCGCCCTTTTCGATCCCGACGGCGAGGTCGGCGAAGGCAAGCTCTTTTGTCTCGATGCGCGTGTAGGCGATCAGCGGGGCCTGCACGTCGGGGCCGTAGTTGCGCTTGACCAGGCGGTCGATGACCAGCTGCGTCATCTCGCAATACCAGTCGGCGATCGCGCCCTGATTCTCCAGGTAGGTGTCGACGAAGGTTTCCCCGAGCGCCCTGGCGCCGGTGCGCGCGTCGCCCCCGAGGTTGAACAGCAGCAGCACGAAGCCCTTCGCCATCTGCTCGTCGTGGTAGCGGATCGACCCGATCGTGTCGGGCAGCTGGCCTTCGACGCCGGCGATCCGCAGCTTGCCCGGGCCGGCGCCACCGCCGGTGGTCGCGGCGCGCAGTTCTTCGGCGCGCTGGGCGAGGGATTCGATCTGCTCTTTGGAGGCCGCCGGGTCGACCTCAAACCACGGGATGCCCATCGCGTTGCGCTCATGCTTGACGGCGTCGACGCGGATCAGCGCGTCCTTGACCAGCCAGTCGCGGTAGCAGGCGCGCAGCATGGAGCGGCCGACCTGGTCGCCATCGTCGGCGGTGTCCCAGAGGTAGGTGATTAGCCGGTCGGCTTCGAGGACGCGGATCGCCCCACCGGCGGCGCCGGCGAGAATCTGCCCGCCGGTGTTGAAGCCACCGCGCAGCTGTTCGACCGCCTCCAGGTTGCCGTGTTCGTCGGTGCGGATACCGATGATCGACCGCGGCGGGCGGGTGCCGAGCTTGACCAGGTGCAGGAGGCCGTCGTCGCGAAGCTCTAGCAGTTCCTCGAAGTGGTAGTGGCCCTGGGTGAGCGCGCGCAGGGCGTGGCTCATGTGCTTGTCGTGGTTGAAGGCGCCGCGGCGGCGCGGCCCCTCGTCCTCGCCGCGGATCGGCAGGTTCAGGTCTTCGGCGATGTGGTCGACGACGTTGGGGTCGGCCTCATTGGGGTCGACTTCCCAGCGAAAGCGGCGGATCGGCAGCGTCGTCGCCAGGATCAGCCCTTTCAACTCGGCGTCGGTTTCCATGCGTTCGATCTTCGTCACCGACGCCGGCCACTGAAGCTCGGGCGCGTACTCGCGGTCGTCGACGAAGTAGGCCCACTCGGGATGGTTGAAGCCGCCGGGCATCCCCAGGCCGGGCATGACGAGGCCCGGGATGCCTTCCTCTCTGGTTGGGGCGCCGCGCTGGGCGCCCTTGTCGACGGACGCTGCCTCGACGGGGCCACCACGGGCGGCGAGTCGGGCGCGGGCTGCTTCTACGGCGTCGGAGGGCACTTGACACCCACGCTAGCGGAAGGGTGTCACCCCCCGAACAGGCGAGAGTGCCTAGCGGGCCTTCGGCATATTTGGCATCGGCATCGGCATGCCTGGTTTCGGTCCCATAGGGCCACTGTAGCGCGACCTCGCAGCCCCCAGAACGCCGTCGGCCCCGCATTTCGTCGTGTACTGACCGATTGGCGGGGCCGGGGCGATGAACCGTGCCAACGAAGCCCCCCAGCCAGCCCGGCAAGAGTCGGCCGAAGGGGCAGGCGTCACACGATGCGGCCACCCTAGCACGGGATGCGGTGGTTGACAAACCGCAAGTGAGCAGCTAGCCTAGAGGCATGAACCGAAGCCAAACAGAAGGGACCACGATGAACGCCGAGCAGGTCAAGCAGCAGATGCAGGAGAGGATCACTCGCCACGCCGCCCGCCTCCAGCTTCCCGAGCATGAGGTCGCGGCCTGGTTCCTCGAAGGCGCCGAGCGCCAGCACCGCGAGGCCAGCGAGAACTTCCTCGCCTCCGACAAGCTGCTCACCGCGGCGAAGGCGCTCGCCTGATGGACCGCCTCGCCGACATCCTCCGCGCGCTGGGCATGATCCTCTTCTTCGGCCCCCTCGCGCTGTTCTGCCTCTTCGTGATCGGGCTGGTTCTCTACGCGACGGTCGCCAGCGCGTCGACGACCATCGCCGGGGGCGCTCAGCCCTACCAGCGGTGGGTCGATGAAGCCCAGGTCGCGACGCCCGACGTGACGATCGCCGTCATCGAAGGCGAACCCGAACGGTGCAGCGGCGCCGACGGCTGCACGGACGGGACCGCCATCTGGATTCAGCCGATCCCGGGCTGGCTCGCGGGGACGCGGCTCGCCTTCCTGCATGAGCTAGGCCACGTCTTCGACTTCACCACCCTGCCCGAATGGGCGCGCGCCCAGTTCCGGGTGCTGACCGGCTACGCCACGAAGCCCTGGGCCGACGAAGGCGAACGCCTCGGCCTCGCGGAGTTGTTCGCCGAAAGCTGGCGCCTCTGCGCGTGGCCCGCTGGGCGCCGCAGCGCCGTCGGGATCGAAACGCTGCGCCGCTCTGGGCAGCTGCCGCGCGTCTGCGCGTTGATCGACCGCGCCGCTGCTTAGGAAGCGAAGAGGGCGTAGAGAGCGCGTGTGTGGGTCTGCCGGATGTAGCCGCCGTTTGTGACGGCCTTTTTCCCGCGCATCTTGATCGTGTGTTTCGCGGCCGTGAGCGCCAGGAGGTAGACCTGCGAGACGTTGGCCTCTACATCGGTTCCGGCGGGGCAGACAAGATTGGCAACGGGCGTCTGATCGGCGGCGTCCAGCGAGATGGTCCCGTAGCCCTGGCTCGGCCCGGCGTTTAGGTCAAGATCGAAGGTTGCGACGACCGCGAGCAGGCTCGCGACCGCGGGGGTGATTTCCAGTACCGCCCCGGGGACGTCGGCATAGGCGTTTTCGAGCGTCAGGTCGCCGGTGGCCGCGATGACGCCCAGCGTCGGCTTCAGGTTCCGGCTCCCCCACTTCAGGACGTCGAGGGCGTCGGCGAGGGCGCCGACCTGTACTGGCCCGTCGGGTGCGTCTTCGTCTTCGGGGAACGGGAGTTTGTTGACCGGCGTTTCGGGCATCGTCGTCAGCCTAGCGCCTGCTGGTCGGCCCCATCAGAGGCCGCCAGCGGGCGCGTAAGGGCCGCTATGCCTTCGCGGCACCCTTGCTCGGGTCGGGCGCCTTCGTGGTGCTGGCCGCCTCGGGAGGCGTGTCAGACAGGCAGTCCTCCGGGATCGCCACGTCCTGGCCCGCCGGGTAGTCCTGCCCGCGGAAGGTCGCGTCGGTGGTCAGGCGGATCACGGTCCTGTCCTGGTCGGCCCAGTCGGGGCGCTCGGGCGCGACGAAGCCGGCGCCGTGCCCGTCCTTGACGATGTAGAGGGCGATGCCGGGGTCGCGGGTCTTCCCGGCGCGGGCTGCGTCCACCTTCGCCTGAATCGCCGCGGTGTCGTCGGCCTGCTCGGCAGCGGCGGGCGTCAAACCGAAGCTGGGGTTGGCGGCAGCGACGGCGGCCTGGCGCGCCGCGACGAGCTTCGCCGAGGCGACGCCGTACATCTCGCCGGCCTCTTCGAGCATCAGGGTCGCCCGCGTGTCGTCGGCCGCCATCGCGGCGGCGTTGCGGAGGTTGGCGACGGCGCGGTCGTAGTTGTCAATCGCGGCGAGGGTGTCGCGGGCCTGCTCGGTGTCCATTGGGAAGTCCTCTCGGTAGGGGGCGGCGAGCCTACCGGGTGACGACGACGAGATAGGCAAGCGAGCCGAAGCCGCCTGCGGCCCAGGCCGGCGCATCCGCCAGCAGCAGCCCCTCGGCTAGGACGAGGGCGATGATCATCGCGGCCCCGACGCGGGCGTACATCAGCGGGTCAGGTCCCAGCTGCGCGGGTCCTGCCCGCGCGCCGCGCGCTCCCAGGCCGGGATGACGGCATCGCGCAGGTTGTCGCGACGCCGGCCAAGCTCGGCCCGGCACTCTTCGCGGCGCTCGGTCAGCTGGCCGCCGGCGCGCGCCCGCAGTTCGTGGCCGCTCAGTTCCTTCGCTGGCTTCGAGTCGGCGCTCGCCATCAGCAGCCGCTCCCCTTGATCCAGTTGTCGACGTCCGACGTGGCGTAGGGCGCCAGCCGCTCCAGCGACTCGCGCGCCAGCCGGCGCTTGTCCATGCCCACGTTGTGGGAGACGAAGATCGCCGCGAGGTCGGCGACCGTCTCGTCGAGGGTGGTCTGCGGGACCTCGATGGTGTCGGTGGGGTCTGCCACCGCCATCAGTTCGGCTGCCCCTGCGCGGCCCGCATGGCCTGGTTGATCCCGTCGCCGAGGCTTTCGACTTCGTCGACCGTCCAGCCAGTCGGCTTCGCCGCGAAGTAGGACGTGCCCTCCTGACCGTCGACGTCGACCTCCAGGTCCCCGTCGACCAGGTCGACCTTCGTGACCGTGCCGACCAGGCCGCCGTCGACCATGACGCGGTCGCCCAGAGCCAGCGGCTCGTCGTGCTTATCAACGATCGCCATCAGGCGGCCCCCACGCCCTGACGAAGGCGGACGTTACCGCCGCCACCCTCGTCGATGTCGAGGAAGAGGGTTTCGTCCGGCAGGTCAGCGACCAGCCCGCCCGGGTTGAGCGCCTGGCCGCCTTCCTGGGTGCGAAGAGTCCAGCCGGCGATGTCTGGGTAGTCGGCCCCCGTGGCGCCGCTGCCCCTCATTGCGGCCCGCATTACGGCGTGGACCTTCTCGTTTGGGTTGCGGCGCACCTTGACTGGGAAACCGCTGACCACGACCTCGATCGTCGGGTATTCCTCGGCTGGCTTCGGGGGGGCGTGGTGCTTCTCCACGCGCTCGGCGAACGCTCGCAGGCCCTTGCTTATGCGCTTCCTCGCGGCGCCCATCAGACGCGCTCGGGCCATGCCCAGGTGTTCTCGCCACCCTCGGCGTCGTACTTGACGATGCCGGCGACCGGCTCAGGCGCGCAGTCGGGGGGGAAGGCGGTCAGTTTGACGGCGCCAGCCTCGGCATCCCAGACGTCGGTGATGGTGGCGGTGACCTCCATCTCGTCTTCGATGCCGGTCTGCGGGCGGACGTAGGTGACCTGACGGCCGATGCTGGGCAGCTGCTCCACGGTGTTCCTCTCGGGAAGGGTTGACAAAGCGCAACCGTAGCGGCGCTACCACTTCGTGTCAAGGATGCCGGCCGTGATCGGGTCCTCGACGGGCGCGTTGGGGTCCAACTCGTCGTTGTTTCCGAAGATCGGCTGCTGGGCGCCGGGGTGCCCGCCGACTGACATCGCCTCTTTGAGCAGGACGTCGACACCGTCGAGGCGATCATCGTGGCGCTGCATCGGCAGTGTGGTCCACTCCTCAGCGAGCGTCGTCTCCTGGTCGCGGTCGTCGGGGGCGCTCGTCTTCGCATGCCAGGCGTCCTCGGTGACGCGCGCCCAGCCGCCCTTGAAGTACGTCCCCAGCTGCCCCAGGCGCTCGACCTTCGTGCCCTCGCCCACGGAGTGGGGGTGCAGGAGGGGACGCAGCGAAGGGTCGCCGACCGCGAAGGCCCCGCCGGCGTACTTGTCGAGCGCCACTTTGGAGATGCCGATGCCGCCGACGTGCCCTTCTGCGCGCCGCGAGGCGACCATCGCGCTCAGCAGGTCGACCTGCTCGGTCGGCTCCATCCGCGCTGCGTAGGACTCGACGATGTCGATGTTGGCCCGGGTCAGGATGCCGACCGTGATCGTGAAGAAGGACGGGTCGGGGTCGACCTCGGCCCCTGGCGCCGGGTCGAGGGCGAAGAGGATCGTTCGCCCCAGCGCCGGGATTTGGTCGAGCGAGATGCGCGTCACCCACGCCTCGCGGAGCATGGTGCCGCCCTTCTGCGATGCCCGCAGCAGATGGATGACGGGGAAGCGAAACGGCTTCTCCGATAGCTCGCCCAGGATGCGCTGCCGCGGCCACTTCTCGGGCAGGGCGACGATCGCCTCGGGGTCGCGCGGATCGTCGGGTGCGGTTTCGGGATCGCCCGGGACGTGCAGGCTCGGCCGCTTCAGGACCCGGTAGGTGGGCCTCGACGCCACCGTCGACAGCAGGTCGCGGGGGTGGTTGAAGTTGCCGGCGATCAACGCTTGGCCGTTGGCGACCAGGCGGGTCGTGACTTCGGTGTCCCAGCGTTCCAGGGCGTCGCGCTGTTTGGCGACCGACTTCGCCGACCCAGGCGTGACGAGGTCGTCGCCGATGAAGTGGTTCAGGCGCGCCCCCTGGATGGTGGTTTTCACGCCCTTCGCCTGCCAGGTCGGGTCCTTCGACGGCGTCGGCCGGCGCACGATGATTTCCTCGTCGGTCCATTTGTCCTGCTCGGGGTCAGGCTCGACGAGCGGGCGCCCGTGGACGTCGATGAAGTCGCGGGCGAGGTCGGGGTTGTTCTCGATATGCCAGGCGATCACCGAGAGGTTGCGTTCGGCCAACTCCTGGAGTTCGGACATCAGGGCGCCGTGCAGATGGGCGAGCTTGCCCGCCTGGGCATAGCGGTAGGTCAGCCAGAGCGGGTAGACCTGGCTCACCGTGGTCGTCTTCAGGAACTCGGGCGGGGTCATGATGACGCCTCGGCGGACGCTCATGGCGAAGGCGAGCAGCTGGCGCGGGACCTCGGGCAGGGCGCCCGACCAGTTGTCGTCGTAGGGGCGGATGTACGTCTCGCCGAAGAAGACGGGGTTGGCGCAGCCGAGCGCTACCCGCTTTTCGCGCCGCTCCGTGGCGGTCGCACCGCTCACCGCGCCCCTGCCCGTTCGGAGGCGAGGATGACGGCGCGCAGCTGGGCGTCTCGCATCGCGGCCTCGTCCTCCAGGTAGATGCGCCAGAGCCGGTCCTGCCCGCCGGCGTCGGCCGAATCGTAGCGCTTGCCGACCCGCTGGACGCGACGGACGCACTCCATGACTTCGCGGCGCGCGTCGGCCGGGACCAGGCGCCAGTGCCCGCGGCACATGAGGGCGCGCTCGGTCGTAGGGAAGTCGCAGCCGTGCGCTGGGCAGCGGTTGGCTTGCAGGTCGTCGATCAGCTGCTCGGTGCCGTAGACGTCGCCGGCGGGTGCGCGCGGCTCGCGCCCTTCACGCCGGTCGATGCGGCGTAGGGCGGCTTCCACGGCGGCACTGGGCACTAGCCCGCCAGGTCGTGCTGCTCGACGCACTCCAGCCAGGAGGCGTAGACCGGGAAGTGGGGAGCGAGGGCGGTGCAGAAGGCGACGAGGCCGTCAGGGGCGGCGGCTCGCGCGTCGCGGATCGCCTGCTGGGCTGGCTTCGGGGCCTGGCGCACTCGCTGTCGGAAGCCGCGGTGCGGGTAGGCGACAAACTCCAGGCGGCTGCGCTCGAAGTCCTCCGTGAACCAGAGGAAGTTCAGCAGACCGCGTCGGTCGAAGGCGTCCATCGGGGGGGCGAAGCGTGGGGGCGAGCCGAAGCCCGCCCCCTGCTCGCTAGGCGGCGGCTCCGTCGGTGCCGTCGGCGGTCGCGACCACAACCGGCTGGGTGTTGTCGTCGGCCTCGGCGTAGAGGTCCAGGCCCTCGACGCCCACGTCGGCGGTGTGCGCCTCACCCGCGGTGTCGCCCGCGTAGTGATAGAGCGTGGCACCGTCGGGCGTGTCCAGCCCCGAGGGCACGAAGCCCTCCGGGGCCTCGCCGGCGAGCGTGTACAGCGGCTTCTCCGACGCCTCCGACGTGGTCGGCTCGGGCTGCCCGGCGCCTTCGGCGGGCGGCGTGGTGCCTTCGGTCGGCTGCTCGCCGCCTTCGGCTGCGGGCGCTTCGGCTCCGCCTTCGGCCGTGCCGCTGCCTTCGGGGGTCGCGGGCGGTGCGTCGGCCGGGATGGCTTCGACTTCGCCGACCTCGATGTTGGCAGGCGAGGACGCCGTCGGCGAGTTCACGACGATCTGGCTACCGGCCGGGATGTCGTAGGTGTACGGGATCGCGCCATCGGTCGAGTCGATGACGTCGACGGTGACCGTCTCGCCCGTGTTGCGGGTTCTGATTTGCATACGGATTTGCCTTTCACTGGGAGGATTCGTTGACCGACGCAGCCTACGCGGTGGCTTGCGCTTTGTCAACGCGGCGTTTGTCGGCGCGAGCGCGGTTCTCGGCCCGTGTCTTCGCTCGGTGGCAGGGGACGCAGCGGCAGCGCAGGTTGTCGAGCGTATGCGGGCCTCCGTCCTCCAGGGGCACTTCGTGATCGGCCTCCCAGGGCGTCGCGTCGGTGCCGTCCATCTCGTCGCGCCCCTCGCAGACGATCCCGCAGTCGACGCAGGCGACGAGGCCGTGCGCGGCGCGCTCCCGGACCCGCACGGCGTGGCGAGTGTCCCAGGTGGTCGAGTTGGTCCAGGCCGTCAGGCAGTTCGTGGTGCCGACTTCATGCTCGTCCCCGTAGTGGTAGCGCCGGCGGGCGCGCCGGTAGTCGGTCTGGTCGACCAGCACGATCGGCTCCCCGCACCACCGGCAGACCCCCTTCGGGGCGTCGGGGCAGGCTGGCTTGCCTGTATGCAGCGGTCCTCGCCTCGGCGTAGGGACCGGCGGGCCGGGCGCAGGGGGCGGCGGTGCATCGCGGGCGGCCATCCGGGCCAGTGCCGCGGCGACCTCTGCCCTCATGCCCTCGTCAGATGATGCTCGAAGCCCTCGACCGCAGCGTCGATCAGGAGGTCGACGGCGTCGAGGGCCATGACGTCCTCCCAGACGGTCAGAGCGGGCACGTCGCGCCATACGGCCATGTATCCGACCATCCGTAGGTCGGCGTCCTCTGGGGCCTCTAGATCGGCCGCATACGTGACCGGCCCGATGTCGGCGCAGAGGACCCGGTAGTCGCGGATCAGGTCAGAGACGCGGCGCCGGGAGACGGCCTCGTCGAGCGCTGTCCTGCCTCCGAGCGCCAGCCGCAGCTTCTCCATGACCCCCACGGGCAGGGACGCTATCGGTGGGGTCGGTCGCCTCTTCGCGCACGATTCGGGCGTTGACGCCGACCCTGCGGTCCTCCCGCCGGCGGCGCTTCACAACTTCGCGATGTCGTATAGCGCCTCGACGACCTTGCTGATGTCACCACGCACGACGATGCTGATGGTCGGCTGCCGGCGGCGGAAGAGGCGGGCCAGGGCGCGGCGCCAGGCAGGGCGCGCATCGGTGGTCCAGGTGCGCTTCGGTGCCGGCGTCAGGGAAACCAGCGTCGTCGGCGCAGGGGGCCGAACAGGCGTTCGCTTCGCGCTCACGGCGCGCCCGTATCTCATATCCCCCGCGTCTCCGCCTTCAGCTTCGCGACCTCGAACTCGCCGCGCATCGACTCCGGGTAGACCATCAGGGCACCGTCGTCGACCAGGTAGCGGTTGTGGGTTTCGTCGAACAGGCAGCTGACGACGGTAATCATCCTCGGGTCGCGGCTGCGGATGCGGATCGCGCCGTCCTCGGCGGTGTCGAACTCCACGCCCAGCACTAGGCCCGTGCCGTGGGTGATCGCTTCGCGCACGGCGTGGCCGACGCTGTCGGCCGGGCCGACGTCCGGGACGTCGTCGACGCCGTCGAAGCTCACGCCTCGGCCCCTGCCTCGACCTCGTCGGCCTCGATGGGCGGCAGGAAGTCGTCGGGGGTGAGGTCGGGCGGCAGGGCGGCGGCGAGGAACGTCTCGTCCGCCCTGGCGGCTAGCTCGGCGTCGATGCCTGCGGGCCGGCGGTTGATCGGGTCGATCTTGACCTCGACGCGCTTGCTGTAGACGTTCGGCTGGCGGCGGGCCAGGAACTCCAGGGAGAGGCGGCCATCTCGGTCCCTCGACTGGGCTGCCGAGCGCCTGACGTTCTGCTCATGCCAGACCAGGCCCCGGGCCTCCGCGCGTGTAGCGGCTTCCAAGAACTCGACGAAGACCCGCCTGTCCTCGGGGACCTCGTCGATGGGCAGGTCTTCCCACTCCGCCCCGTAGCGCAGCCAGTTAGAGAACGTGGAGGGGGAGATACCGCAGGCCCCGGCGGCGTTGGCGGGGTAGCTGCCCTGCTCCAGTAGGAGGCAGATGGCCTCGGTGATCGGCATCTGGCGCTCGGGGCCGATGCCTTCCATGACGGGGAGGGTGACCGTCTCGGTGATCTTGGAGGGGCGGGCCACGTCGTGATCCTAGCGCCTCTTCGTGACGGTCAGGACATCGTCCACTTCGTAGATGAAGTGCCCCGGTATCGAGCTTCCGGCGTCGATGTCGACAATCTCCAGCACCCAGAACTTCGCCTGCTCGTAAGGGCGGAACTGGCCCTGCCCTCCGAAGCGCTTGTGGCCGGGGATGTCGAGGACCAGCCAGCGCGGGTTGCGCTCGGGCGTGATCTGATGGACGCGGGTGCCTGGCGACAACTCGAAAGTCGTCGAGGCGATCACGCCCTTCTCGTCGACCTCGATGCGGTGGGTGCCGATCTTCACCGTGCGGCCTCGTAGGCAAGGATGCGGGCGCCGATCCACTCCGCGATCTGGGGCACTAGGGCGTTTCCGAGGGCGCTAAGTCGGTCCACCCGAGCGGGAACCCCATCAGCCACTCGACCCACATCGGGTTCAACGGCCCACCAGGCGCCGCTTCCCGGAGATTCCGCCCCCCCTGCCCGGCTCCGTCTATCGGGGTCGGGAACGTCTCGCGTTCCTCCCTCGCCACCGCCGTCGCCAGGTCGTCGCCCCCGCTCCCCTCCCGGCCCGCTCGGGCGAAGTCCGGCCCGCTCGGGCTGGCCTTCGGGGTCGGCCACTCCCGCCGCGCTGCTTCGTTGACCGCCCTCCCTAGCTCGTTGCCGCTCGGCCCCGGGTTGCGTTTCTGCCCCGGCTTCGGCATGCCGTGCGGGGTCGGCCATAATCCCTGCCGCGCCATCATCCCCAGCGACGGGCGGATCGCCGCCCCCTCCGACCCCGAGCGCTGCCGGCCCCCCTCGTTCGCCGTCGGGGTAGGCAACAAGCCAAAAGCGATCGCGCCGGTGAGGGGCGCCAAGGGCTGAAGCCGGAATGCAGTCCCACTCCGCGTCATACCCGAGCGCGGCCAGATCACGTAGGACTCGGTCGAGTCCCCGAGAAGTGATAGCTGAGACGTTCTCCACGACGACCCATCGGGGGCCAAGCTCGCCAATGATTCGGGCGTACTCTGCCCAAAGACCCGAACGGGCGCCGTCGATCCCGCCTCCCTTGCCTGCGAGCGAGATGTCCTGGCAGGGGAAGCCGCCGCAGATGAGGTCGACGGGGGCGAGGTTGTGGGAGCCGACGGTGCAGACGTCGTCGTATCGTCGGGCGTCGGGGAAGTGGCGGGCGAGGACGGCACGGCAGAACTCATTTTGCTCGACCTGCCAGATGGTGCGCATGCCGCAGCGCTCGAAGCCGAGGTCGAAGCCGCCGATCCCGGCGAAGAGGGAGCCGACGGTAAGGGCCTCATTCATCCGGCATCTCGTCGGCCAGCCACGCCATGCCCTCGTCGATCGGCGGGCCTTCGTCCTCCGACGCGGCCGGGGTGCCGAGCATCTGCATCTGCTCGGGCGGTTGCTCGGGCGGGATCGTGTTGGGGCCGAGGCTCGATTTGCGGCAGTCCTCGCAGTAGAAGAGGTCGGGCGCGATCAGAAGCTCGTCGCGCTCGCCGCCGCAATACGGGCAGATGTCGTGACGGGTGCCGCGCTGGTCGAGCGGGCGGTCGGGGTAGCGGTCGACGGCGACGTGGCTCACGACTTCACCCCAGCACCCACCATAGGAAGGCGAGCCAGCCAGCGACCGCGATCGCGACGAGGATCGTGGTCATAGCAGCGCCCCCTCGGGCACGTAGATCGGATTCGCGTCGAGGTCGGCGCGGTCCCAACTGATAGGGAACTGATGGAAGGTGCGCCCGAGCGCGTCGACGCCCTGCCCGGGCCGGGCGGCGCTGACCTGCTTGAAGAAGAAAGCGGTCCCTGCTTCGGAGCAGGCGTGGCGCGCATCTTGCGCCCAGCCGAGGTTCATCTCTCGCCGGTCGGCGCCGCTCTCACCGCCCACGATCAGCCAGTCGATGCCGGTCAGGTCAAGCTCGGGCAGCTGCTCGCCGTCGGAGTAGCCGCGCCAGGACGGGACCGTCGTGCCCTCGCAGGGGTCCTCGGCGTCATAGAAGACCGGCCCGATCGCCGGCTCGTAGCTGATGAAACGCAGGAATGCAGGAATTCCTGCGAGAAGGCGCGCGCGGTCGGTGACGCGCCGGTCCTCGATCGACGTGCCCAGCCAGACGTTCGGGTAGCCGCGGCCCCAGTCGGCCGGCAGCATGGCCGCGATGTTCTCGGGGCGCTTCGTGAGCAGCTGGAAGTCGAGCCACGGGCAGGCGCGGATCAGCGCCCAGACGTCGTCGCGGGTTTCGTTGGGGACCGGCGCGTCCTCGAAGACGTCGGCGAGCGAGGCGCAGAACACCTTGCGCGGGGTCCGCTCCAGGGCGGCGACGTGGTTCCAGGTCGGGACCTTCGCCCAGGTCGACTTGCCGGTGCGCGAGCGCTTGTCGACGGAGCCGAAGAGGTCGCGCCCCATGCGGTTCTGGATCAGCGTCTCGGCGTAGCAATGCTTGCAGCCCTGGCTGACCTTCGCGCAGCCCATCCAGGGGTTGAAGGTGTGATCCGTCCAGGCGATATTCGAGTTCTCGGCCATCAGCAGCCCATCCCGTTCTTCGCCGCCTCAGCCTCGGCGATCCCCTTGCTACAGGCGTCGCAGACCAGCTTGCCATCGCGGCGGCCGGTCGCGGCGTTGAAGCAGCCCGGCGTCTCGCAGGCGAGCGGCATTTCGACGTTGTCGTGCGCCGACTTCGGCCGCCCGCCCGCCATCAGGCCCTCTTCTCGTAGGCCAGGACGCAGTCCTCGGGGACGATCTTGACGTCGTTGATCTTCGCGAAGTGGCCGGCGTGGAAGTAGACGCGGTCGCCGGCGTCGACGTCGAGGGTGCAGTCGCGGCCGCGCTCGACCACGATCGCCATCTCCGTCTCCGCGCCGCTCATATCGGGCGGCACCCATAGGCCCTCGGCCTCGGGCACGGGCGGGTCGGTGACCGTGAGCCGCGCGCCTGCGGGCGTGACCGCCCTAATCTCGGTTTGCTCGGTCATCAGACCCCCCCCCCCCCCGACGGTTTCGTCTCGGTCGGCATCAGTCGACGTCCTCGTCTTCGGCCTCGCCGAACTCGATGGACTCCAGGCGCTCGACGATCAGGTCGCGCTCGCGGTCGGCCTTCGCTTCGACCCGTTCCTGCGTCTCGGAATCGGTCCACTCGGCGAGGGCGTCGCGCACCGTCTCGGCGAGCAGGTCGGGCGGCATCGCCTCGGCCTGGCACGTCTCGTCGAGCCAGTTGACGGAGCGGCTGTCGCTCGACTTCGCCGGCGCCGTCGGCAGTTCATGCTCGGCGACCTGATCCTGGGTGAGGGCGACGCGGATCGGCTTGAACTTGTCTTCGAGGTCGGAGACGGAGATGTAGCCGTCCCCGGAGTGCCCGGCGATGAAATGCAGGGCGTCAGTGGTCATGGCGTCGAAGATCGACTCGCCGCTGGGGTCGTAGTCGCCGACGTGCAGGAAGATCGTCGGCTTGCTGAAGCGCAGGGCGCGCTGGGCGATTTCGTGCGTGACCGTGACCGACGAGAAGCCGCCGGTGCTGTAGACGCGGACGCCGAAGTCCTGCGCGACGCGCTCCAGCTGGGGCACCATGCCGCCCGCCTCGCACCACAACTCGATTCGATACTCCTGGCCCTCGCGGGTGTAGCGGTGGTAACCGCGGCCCGAATCCTTCAGGTCCTCCCAGAAGCTCGCCGGGTCGAGGTAGCCCCAGTCGCCGCCGGCGGTCGTGGTGCCGTCGTCGCGGATCACGTCGAAGCCGATCATCTGGGCGCGACGGGCGCGGACCAGCTTCTCGCAGAGGTTCTTGTAGTCGCGCTCGGTCTTCGGGTAGTTGTAGGCGCCGACGAGCCGGTAGAAGATTTGCCGCGCCGTCATCGGCAGCTGCGCGCGGTATTCGTTCAGCACGGTCTGGACCTGGTCGATCAGGGCGACCGACTCGGCGTTGGGTTTCCAATCAGCGTAGCCGCGGGGCCGTGCCATCGTGCGCTCCTTCGGTTGGGGTGCGGTTCATGGCACCGACGCTAACAGAAGGGCTTGCGGTTTGTCAAGCGGCGGCTGCGGCGGCGCGCTGCTCGCGCTCGGCGGCGTCGGAGCGTTCTTTGGCGAAGCGCTCGACGTCACGGCGGAAGAAGAGGGGCGCCTTGTGTTTGCCCTGGAAGCAGATGGGAGGCGGGAAGTCGGGGTGATCGACCACCGAGGCGACGCCCTGGCGGCTGACCCCGACGATCGACGCTATCTCATAGCGGCCGACGATCGAGTTCGGCTGAGTCTCGGCTCTCACGCAGGCAACTCTACTGCGTGGCTTGCGCTTGGTCAAGTGTGGGCGCCGGTCCCATGACCTCGCGGATGCGCTCCAGGGGCGCGGCGTTGCAGCGGTTCTCGAACTGGTCGCGGGTGCCAAAACAAAGATGCCAGCCGTCGTTGCGCTTCTTCGTGCCGTTCTTGCGGACCGAGATGTAGGGGTCGAAGGCGATCCCGTCGACGGCGAGTTTGCAGACCGCCTCGGCGTGGGCCAGGCGCTCGGCCGCGTCGGTCGACCTGTCCTTGCCGGGCGCCGCCAGCTTCTCCAGGTGGGGGCGGATCATTTCAAAGCGGTCGAGCGTGAACTCCGACCGGGGGTGCTTGCAGGCGGTGCGCCAGTACTTGAAGACGCGCAGCGCCGCCGGCCAGACGGGCGATTCTTCGGCCTCGGCGTCCTTGTCGCGCTTCAGTTCGGCGTGGCGGGCGGCCCAGCCACGCACGTCGCGCTGGAGGCCGGCTATCTCGTCTTCGAGCTTCTGGACGAAGTCGCCCAGGACGCCGACGCGCATCCCATCGGGGTCGACGACGATCATCTCGGGCGCCATCGCCTCGGGGGCGGCGGCAAGGTGGCGGGCTGGCTCTGCGCTCATGGAAAAACCTCCAGTAGGCGTTCGTGAATTCTTCGGAAGTCAGCGCCCGAGCGCGGCAGGTCCCAGAGGATGCCTGCTAGCTCATAGATGGAGCCGTAGGCTTCGCAGCCGTAGCAGCGCCAGCGCGTGTCGCGGCAATGAAAGGACGGGGTGCGCTCGTCGTGGCCGGGCAGGGGGCAGAGCAGGTAGCCGCCGCGGTTGGCCTCCGTGCCGGTGAGCCGGAAGACGTAGTCGATCGCCTCCAGGTTCAGCAGCCGCCCCTTCTCCCCGTCGAAGCCGTCGTTGACGATGCGCCCGCGTTCCTCGATGGCGCGGTCGCGGTAGGCCCGGTCGCGCCAGCGCTGCCCCCAGATTCGCCGCGCGCCTTCGCGCCAGAGGTCCCTGGGGTCGACCAGGAGGACGCCGGCGAAGAGGTCGTAGACGGTGAGGCTCAGTTCCGCGGCTTCGGCTTCCCTCTCTCTCGACCTGTCGCGCTGGGCCTCGGCGCGCTTACGGACCTCAGCCCAGAAGGCTGTTCGCGTGGCAGCTGGGGCGCGGTGGAATGCCGCCATCGCCTCGGCGCCCGGGCGGTTGGCCTCTTCTATGCCCGCCACAACATCAGCGAAAGTGATCCCCTGGCGGTGACCCTTCGATTTCTCGACACCGTCTTGCCCCGCTCGCGCCTCACTGGGCGCAGCGACCCGATGCCCCTCTGACGGGCTAGCAACCGGCGCAGGGTCCGCGACAGGCATGGTCAGCGGGCGTCGGCGGCGTCGAAAATCGAGGATGCCCCGACGTTCGACGTCGGGACGCGAATCCCAGCAGGGCACGTACCACTGGGCGATTTGTGTTTCTCGCCGCTCAAATGGGTACAATTCCCGTGCTGATCATCGCTGACGGCACCTTAACACGAAGAGGCCGGCTCCCGCAAGGAAGTCGGCCTCTTGTGCGTCTCGGACTTTGCAGGGAAAAGCTGAAGCGATCTAGGCGACTTTCTCCATCTGCATCAGCTTGAACTGATGCTCGCGCTCGACCTCGTTGACGTCGCCGGTCGCGTTGTTCATCTTGTGGATGACCGCGACCTTCGTGCAGCGGATACGGACCACCGCCTCGACGACGTCGCCTGGCTGGTACTCGCCGGCCGGAATGTCGATCTTGCCCCCGACCATTTTGGCCGTCGCCTTGTCGGGGTTTTTGCCGCCGATGACCAGCGACAGCTGGCCCTTGCCCTCTAGCTCGACCGGGGGCGGACCCTTCGCCTCGGTCTTCTCGCTGCCCTGCTCGTCGGAATGCTCGCCGTCGAGCGGTTCGCCGTTGCCGTTGCCTGATGCCGCCTTGCCTGCGGGTGGTGCCGCTGCGACTGCCATGCGGGGGACCTCCTGGGTCGATTATCGTTTGCCGCGCCTCTGGGAAGGGGCGCTGGCGGCATTCTTGTCGCCCGACCGGACGGCTCGCTCTGCGGGCCTTTCGTCGTAGAGGGGGGTGTAGGCTCGCCGGGCGCACGTAGCTCAGTGGTCAAACCGGCCTTCACGGGCTGGGAAGAGCGTGGCCCTTTCAAGGCCGAGGTCGCGGGTTCGATTCCCGTCGTGCGCATCGCCGCCGCTGGGGCACATGAAAGCTGGGCCGGGAGGCGAGTTGACCCGCCGAGCGACCCAGGCCCCGGCGGGGGCGACCTAGACCAGCGCGGCCTGGCCGGCGGGGTCGGGCGTGACGAGGCCCGCTTCCTCGACGGTGGTGAAGTTCATCGAGCCGACGATGACGACCGTGAATGGCTCGGCCAGGTTGAAGTTGTCGGCGAACAGCTTCCAGCCCTCGCCCCCCACGACCCGGCGGTCGTCGGCGATGACGCCGGCCTGGGTGAGGGAGTCGCTGATGGCGCGCCGCATCTTGTCGTAGTCGTGGGTCTGGGTCTGGTCGGGGTAGGCGGGCGCGTCGGGGCGCAGGACCCGGCCGGCCTTGCGCTTCAGGTAGTCGCCGGCGGGGCGCATCTCATAGAACCAGAGGTCGACGTAGAGGGGGCCGTCGAGCGGGGCGCGATCGCCCCAGCCCGTCTTCGCGACCTGCTTCACCGCCTTCATCCACGGCGCCGTCTTCTTCGAGTCGTGGGTGTAGTTCAGCAGCAGGACGCCGCCCTTCGTGTAGACGAAGGACCCGTCGCCGCGGGTGACCGGGAACGCCTTCTTCGATCCGGCGCCGGCGGCCTGGCCGGGAACCTTGAAGCGGAACCGCTCTGCGCCTCTCTCTGGGACGAAATCCATGCCGGGTACTTTCCCCCATGTCGAGGACGGAACGGGCGCCAGCGGCCCGGAGGACGAGGCTCAGACGTGCTGCCAGGTCCGGCCGTGGATGATGTTGGCGATGGTGCGCCTCGTCACCGCGAATGCCTCGGCTAGCTCGCGGTGCGACCAACCAGCGGGCGCCCACTCGCGGATCGTGCGCACGGCGGCCGGGGTCAGCTTCGCGTTGGGATGCTCGACCCCCTTCGGGAAATTGTGCTGTCGGCCCTTCGCGGAGCGGTCGCGAGCGTTGACGCCGGGGTCGCCCAGGAACAGGTGCGCCGGATTGCAGCAGGGCGGGTTGTCGCAGGTGTGGAGGACGTGCGCCTCGGGGCGCTTGTGGCCGTGGGCGATGACATAGGCGATATGGGTGGCGGGGACCAGTCGTCCCTTGACTCGCAGGCGCCCGTAGCCGCCGCCCTCCCTCGACCCCGTCCACGGCCAGCACTCGTCGGGGCCTCGACGGTCGACCTTCGCCCAGAAGCGGTCGCTGATCGTCATATCACCGGAGTCTAGTACGACTATGCATGGCGCCCGGCGTAAGGGGGGCGCGCTCGGGTTTGCCCTTCTGGCGGCCCTTCATCCAGCCGCCGCCGGTGCGCGAGTGGTGGGAGCCGATCTTCTTCGCGTTTTTGTTCCTACGGGGCACGGTGCCCGGGAGCCTAGCCCGGCGCGTCGCCCCCGTCGTGAAGCGGCGCCAGGGACTTGATCGCATGCAAGATCGTCGAGTGGTGACGCCCGCCCAGCGCGCGCCCGATTTCCGGCGACGAGTAGCCGGCGACCTGGGCCTCGGCCGCAGCGATCGCTCGGGCGCGGCAGATGTATTTGCGGCGGCTGGCCCCCTTCAGGTCCTCCCACTCGACCCCGAGGCTGCGCCCGACGCGGGCGAGCAGCTGCGGCAGGGATTCGTCGGGCTGGAGGGGACGCGGCGGCGGGTCGATCGGGATGACGGCGACGCCGGCGAGCGCCACGGCGTGATCCTCCCAGCCGCTCACGGCGACCCCTTGACGATGTCGAGCCGGATGACCTCCACGCGCGGCTTGTAGAGGACGCGGATCAGGCGCGGCTGCTGGTTGATCCCGACCTCGAACTCGACGGCGCGCAGGGCGTCGGGGTTGCCGCAGCCGCGTTCGACCAGGGCCGACTGCACCCAGAGCGGCAGGCGCTCCCACTCTTCGGTCGTCATCGGTTGCCCTCCAGGCGACGCTTAGCCTCTTCGGCAGCGACACGTTTGCGCTCGATTTCCTCGCGCTCGGCCTGGCGGCGCTGGCGGTCGGAGCGGCGGGCGGCGCGTTTACTGCGCCGCTTCGCCTTCTCCCCCGCCGAGTGCTTACTCTTTCGGCTCACCGGCGCCAGCCTCTGCCTCGCCCTCGGCCTTCTCGGGCATCGCCGACATCCTCTTCGCCGTGAACCTGGGCCGCGATTCTTCCTCGACCTTGCAGGCGTTCCAGTTGCCGATCGGGACCGCCACGGCGACCGTGACCTTCTCGGGCAGGCCGTTGGCCTCCAGGGCCGCGATGCAGGCGCCCTCGGCGGTGGTGGCGGCGTGGTTGCCGAGGTTGGTGTAGGTGTCGGGCGGTGTCTCCGCACCGGCCGCCACTTTCGGCCGCGGGTTCTTCGCGACCACGACGTAATGGCGCTCGTCTGGCATCAGGTATTCCTTTCGTAGGCCGTCGGCCAATCCGGCGGCAGGGTAACGGGGCGGGGCATGACAAGGCCCTCGATCGGGTGCAGGTCGGCCTGCGGGACGAAGAAGGCGAAGCGCTGCTCGCCGCTCGGGTCGGCCCAGTAGCGGGCGTCCTTGCCCTTCGCGCCTTCGATGAAGCCGGGCAGCGTGAAGGTCGGCGAGCAGCCGACGACGAGGATGAAGAGGCCGTCGTCGGCGTCGTCTTTGTGGAGGATCAGCCGGCCCTCGGCGCGCGGGGTCGAGCGGACGTGGATGCCGTAGCCGAGGTCGCCGTGGCGGTCCTCGTCGGGGGAGACGGTGACGGGCAGGTAGACGCCGATCGCTTTCGCCGCCGCCGTCTCCGCGCAGGCGGCCTCGATGTCGGTCTGCCAATCGGAGCCGTCGGCCTTGCCGTGGCGGTGGCCGTTGCCCTTCGCGCGGTTGCGGATCGTGCGCGCCTCCCCGACGCGGGCGGCGAGCGCGACCTCTGACCAGGTGAGGGTGACGTTCACTCGGGCGCCACCTTGCGCTTTTTGAACTCGACGGCGGTGCGTTTCTTGACGTGGTCGTCGCGGTCAAACGGCTCGCCGAAGTTGGCGGCGGCCTCGGCGGCGGCGAGCAGGTTGTCGCGGTCGGGCACTTCGGTCTTCTCGACGTCCATGAAGACGAGCGCGAGGTCCTTGCCGATCCTGACGCCCTTGACCTCTTCGTCGTCGACGGTGAAGGATTCCAGCGCCTCGGGCAGGATCGCCTCGGCCGCCTTCTTCAGCCGCCGTTTCAGCCGTTCGGCCGAGCGGGTCATGAAGTGCCAGCGGGTGCCCGCCTCGGCGAGGTCGTCGACGTCCTGGAGGTCGGCCATCTGCGACTCCGGGCGCAGGACGCGCGGCAGCCGGCAGGCGACCTCGGCGGTGCATTCGGCGCAATGGTTGCCGGGGGTGGGCTGCCACTTGCGCTTGTCGATGCAGACGGTGCGCAGGCGATGCAGCTGGAGGTCGAGGTCATCGCGGAACGCCTGAACCTGGAGGCGGTCGACCTCGACACGGCGCTGGTCGATCTTCTTCTCCCCGTTTTCGTTGCGCAGGATGCGGGGGAATTCGAGGTCGAGGATGAAGCGGTCGAAGTTGCCGAGCGGCAGGCCGTCGTCGGTGATCCCGAAGGCGGCCACCACGGCGGTCATGTTCAGCTGGTAGTTGCCGGCCCAGCGCGGGTTGCCCTGGTCGTCGTATGCCTGGGCGCGGAAGTCTTCGGAGTCGGGCGGCCAGGCGGTCTTCCAGTCGCGGATGCGCAGGACGCGCGGTTCGGGTTCTTCGAGCAGGTCGGGGCGGATCAGGACGCGAAAGCCGCCCGTCTCCAGGGTCAGCGTCTTCTCGACCCCCAGGATCGTCTTCGGGTCGAAGCGGGTGCCGCGGCAGAAGTGGTCGATCATGTAGCGGCAGGCGTCGCGTTCCTCGGCGCTGACCTGCATCTCGGGGTTGTCGGCCATGACCTCGTAGAGGATTTCGCGGCCGTACTCGGGCGGGATGCGATCTTCGCGCTGCTCGGCCAGCTGCTCGGCGCGTTCGCCGGCGGTGACCTCGTACTCGAAGTCGGTGCCGCCGGCGCCCGCGGCGCGCTGGCGGTGGGCTTCGATCAGCAGCCGGATCAGGCGGTCGATCGTCTCATGCACGATGGAGCCGCGGTTTAGCTCATGCGTGGCGCCGCCGCCCCGGTGCTGGAGGTACAGGAGGGCGGCCCCGTCGCAGCGGTCCATCGCCCGCAAGAACGTCTGGGAGGGCGTGAAGTCGGGGTCGCCGAGGATCGTCGGCTGGGCCTCGACGGGGATCGGGGGCAGGTCGCGCCAGTTGACGGCGCGCGGCTCGTCAGGCACGGGCGTCGGGCGGTGGGCGCAGAGTGCAGCGCTCGACGATTGTGAGCAGCCGGTCGCGGACCTCGCGGGCATCCGACAGGTGGTCGAACTGCGCTCGGCTCGGGACCGGCACGTCGGTCCCCGCCGCCATCAGGGCCGCGAAGATCGTGTCGGGGAGATAGAGGGAGCGCGGCGCCTGGGCGCCCGGGGCGATGTCTATCCATTCCTTGCCGTCGAGGTAGGGCGTCCAGACCCTCGCGGCGCCCCCGCCGTAGCCATCCTCGATCACGTAAACCGCGATCATTTTCGTCGCAAGCTCGCGCTCAATCTCGACTCTCATGCTGCGGCCCCCTCTCGGATCGCGGTTACCTGGCTGCCATACGCCCAGTGGCCCCCGAAGTCGAAGACCGCATACGGCAGCAGGGCGGCCTCGATCTGCGGGACCTCGATGGCAGTGGGCGGGTTGTCCTCCCCGTCGGCCGGCCACTCGAAGACGCCCTCGGCTGCGACATCGCGGGTCGGGCATAGGCTGACGCTGATCCGCTCGATCTTCAGGTCGAGGCCGTGGTCGGCGACGTCGGCCCGCATGCCGACCGCGATGATCGTGTCGGGCGGGAAGGGCAGCGCGAACGGCGGGAGCGTGTAGGTGTCAGGCATCGCCCTCGCCCCCCGCCTCTGCGCCCTCTGCGATCGACTTCTCCAGCGAGTCGACGCGCTCGGCTCGGGAGGCGCGGCGCTTGGCCTTGTCGATCGCCTTCTTCGCGTCGGCCTCGCCGAGCTTGTCGTTGGCGATGATGACGAGGTCGGCGAACTTCTCGACGTCGGCCAGTAGCTCGGTCAGGTTGCCGACGAAGTCTTCGAGCCGGTCGTGCGAGTGTTCGCGCTGACCGAGCGCGGCGTCGAAGGACGAGTCGGGCAGCGCGCCGTCGTCGACCAGGCGGACCTTGTCGCGCAACTCGCGGGCCTGGGCGGCGAGGGCGAGCGCCTTCTCGTCAGTGAGCGGCTGGTCGGCCGGCGGCGTATCGGCGGGTGCCTCGTCGACGGCTTCGCCCATCCCGACCGATCCCTCGACGGCGTCACCGTGGTCGAGGGCTTTGCCGAATGCGCCCTCGCCGTGGGTGCGCAGCCAGTCCTCATAGCGCGAGCGCAGGTGGGCTTCGACCGCCTCGGTCAGGTAGCCGGCGCGCCCCTGGCGCTTGCCGCGAGCGACGCGCTTGATCGTCGGGTTGCCGCTGCTGTCCTCGGCGCCGTCGCCGGTGACGCCGATGCGAATCTCGGGCATGGCGTAGATGGACTCCCCGATCCCGAAGCGCACCGCCGGCCGTTTCAGGGCGTCGGAGTGGACCGCCTTCAGCTTCATCTCGTCGGTGCGCCCCTGGGCGACACCGAGGTCGGTGTGCGTCTGGTCGAAGACCGTGAGTTCGCAGAGCAGGGCGTTGGTCGCGCCCTCCACGCGGATCGGCTTCTCTGACCAGTTGCCGCCGACGACCTTGTTTAGGCGCGCGGAGACGAGCCGGGCGTCGATGTAGCCGACGCAGATCGCCCCGTCAGCCTCGCCCTCTTTCGGCCATTCCGACTGCACTTTCCACTTCACGGCGCCCGGGCTGAAGGGGCGGCGCAGCAGGGGCAGGGCGTCGGCGATGTTGTCGACGGGCATCGTCGGCTCGTCGGCCGCGGCGGGGTCAGTCATGGTCGTCTCCTAGTTCGTGGGAAGGGTGCTAACGGGGTGAAGTCTATGCGCCGGTGGGGACGGCTGGGGGTCGACGTCGAGGCCGATCAGCTGCGCCCCGAATCGGTACTTGAAGGGGTTCTCTAGGCCGTAGTCGAGCGCGAACTCGATGACACGGTCGGGCACTTGGTGGTAGTCGAGCAGCAGCCGCGGCGTCGCGTGGCTGTCATAGCGCCGGTGGTGGCCTTCGCAGCCAATCTCGGCGTTGCGCGGGTCCCAGGCGGCGAGCAGGATTAGGCCGTTGACCTCGACCCGCAGCAGCGGAGCGCGAAACGTCCCGTTCTGGCAGCCCGAGCAGGGATAGGCGCCGTCGACCACGCCATCGACGCAGAGGGGGCACGGCTCGTCGACGACGGCGTCGCGCAGCAGCGCCCAGAGCGCGTCTTCGACCGTCTGCCTGCGCAGGAAGTGGAACCGTTCGAGCGGCCCTTTGCAGGGGCGCCGGCGCTCGTCGTGGTGGGCGAGGAAGCAGCGCCCCAGCGCGCCCTTGTAGGGCGGCGCGGGCCGGGGGCGGTTGATCCCGGAGAGTTCGGGGACGCCCTCGGCGAAGGCGCTCGTCAGCCACGACTCGGCCTTCGGCTTAGGCACGGGGGATCGCCTTCACGGCGGCGTCGTAGATGCCGTCGGCGCAGTCGCCGCAGACCGTCACCGAGCGCGATGCCAGGGCCTCGTAGTTAGGCTCGCGCCTCGCCGCCCTGACGACTATCTCGACCCGGTTCTCGCCCTTCCGCTTGCCGCAGACCGGGCAGAGCGAGTAGGTGCCGCGCTTGTGTGCCCGGCGCTTCACCGCTCGATCGTCTCCATGACGACGCCCTCGCGGAAGCCACCGCGCTCGGCGAACTTTTCCGACGCCATATCTTCGACGACCTGGAAGGGGACGCCGCAGTCGAACACCGCTAGGCACTGGATCGCCTCCAGAATGTCGGCCAACTCCTCGACACTCCGGTCGATCAGGTACTCGCCGACCTCTTCGACCAGCTTCGCCCGTAGACGGCGGCGATGCTCGTCGGGACTTCGCACCGGCCGGTAGGCCAGCCCCTCGGACGTATCGACCTCGGCAACGCGGTCGCGGACCAGCTTGATCGGGTAGCCGTCAGCCATCATGGATCGCCGCCTCGATGGCCGCCTGTAGGGCCTCCGGTTCCTCGTCTTCGCTCAGCCTGTCGAGCGAGCAGCCGAGCTTGTGCCAGAGGCCGGCGGTGGTGCCGCACTCCGGGCATCTGCCGAGCGCGATGATGTCGTCCATATCGCGGGGCATCAGTCGAGGTTGGTCGTCTCTTTGACCGTGCCGTCGGGCGCGATCTTGAACCGCCGAGGCGGGTCCCATTCGCTGCGGTCGCTGACCGACAGCTGCCAGTTGCGATCCTTCAGGCGCGCCAGTGCGACGCGCAGCGTCGGGTCGTGGGCGAGGCAGCGCACCGTCAGGCCACCGATGGCCTTCGCCTGGTCGTCGGTGATCGTGAAGTCGTCGGCGACCTGCCGCAGCGCCCAGCCCTGACGGTGAGCGCGGGCGACCTGCGCCGCCCCGCGGGTGTCGTCGGCTTCGATCATCCGGGCGAGCTTGCTGCCGTGAGTCCACGTCGCCAGGAAGCGCGTCATGATCCCAGCCCGTCGCTCGTCGACATCTCGCCCGCCTCGGGGCGGGTCCACTGGTCGACGTGCTTCTCCATCAGGTCGGCCTCGAAGCGGATCGCCTCCAGGGCCTCGTCGATCGCCTCCTGGCCGTCGGTGAGCAGCAGGCCCAGCGAGTGCGCGGCGTCTTCGATCTTGCCCATCTGGGTCCGTATGCGGCGCTTCACGTCCTTCGCCACGTCCGGGCTGTATTGCACGGGCGCGGCCATCAGCTGACCGCCTGCGTCATTGTGGTTTCGCGGCCGGTTTCGATGTCGACCTCGCGCCACGGCCAGTCGATCCCTTCCTCGATGTCGGAGATGACCTGCGCGGCCTCGATGCCGACGAGGTCTTCGATCCGGGTGGCCGCCTCGTCGAGCGTCAGGTCGTCGTATTCGTCCTCGCGGTCGAGGTAGGGGAAGAGGTCGACGATCCGGTAGCGCTCGCCGTGGGCTGCCGCGATGCGGTGGAATTGCTGGCCTCGGTTCTCGGCCATCAGTCGGACCTCGTCGCGGCGATGTACTTCGCCTGGTTGATCGGGTCGACGGTGACCCGCACGACCTCGCGCTTGCCGAGCAGGGCGGCGATCTTCTCGCCGACGTAGGAAGGCTTCAGCGCCTCCATGTACTCGGTGACGACGGAGCGGCGCTTGCTGCCGTCGCCCATCTTGTGCCTGCGCGTGGTGCGGATTTCGTAGAAGAACATCAGCGACTCCCTTGTTGACTACGGCTCATGGCCGCAGCCTATCGGGTCTGCTTGCGCTTTGTCAAGTGCCACGAAGAAGCGCCCCCGGAGGGGCGCCTCGACGACCGCTTCGCCTGATGTCTTTGCAGAGCAGGCCGGGGAACTCGCCACGCGGCGACCCGATGGCAGCTAAGCGGGCGGACCCTGCGGCTGGGCCGGGGCGCCGGCGGTGCCGGGCGGCGGAGCCTGCGGGGCCTGGGGAAGTCGGTCGATGACGGCGCCGACGATCTGGTCGATCGTCTTCGGGTCGGTGCCGACCGTTTTCGCAAGCTCGAACTGGCCGCGGGTATGCAGCCACTTCAGCGCCAGGCCGACGATGCCCAGCACGACGGTCGTGACCCAGGCGGTCGCTTCGGCCGGGGCCAAGTGCATGCCGAACCAGCTGTTGGCCTTCAGGGCGATGAAGCCGCCGGCGAGGGCGAGGAACGGAGCGACGAGGAAGGCGATCCAGCGGGTGATATTCGAGGACGGGTCCATTGGCTTCTCCTACTCCGTTGGGGGTCGGACGATGACGTAGAGGCCGTCGCCGAAGAGGTCCCAGCTGCCGTTGCAGCCGATGTTGATCGCGGCGTCGCCGTGGCCGGTCGTGGTCTTCGCGTCGGGGTCGAGGACGCGCTCGACGTGGTGACCGACCGTGTCGCCCGAGTAGCGCAGGAAGACGACGAGGTCGCCGCAGTTCACCTTGCCGGTGACGCGGTGGCAGAACTCAAGCTCCGTGCCCGTGTAGCCGCCGACGCGGAAGCCGTCGGGGCCGCTGGGGGAGGGGTCGCCGGTGACGAAGCAGGTGCCGTCGGCGTAGGTGGAGCAGTCGTAGATGCGCCCCTGCGGGTAGTGGTAGATGGCGTGGGCGTAGTCGCGCGGGCCGCCTTCCATCGAGTAGTAGGCGGGGCCGCTGGTCGCCTCCCCGGCGTTGTAGTTCGCCATCGCTTTTACCTGCACGGCGTGGGCGCGCTGCTCCAGGGTGCCGCCGCGAATCTTGTTGTGGCCCTCGAAGACGACGCCATGCGTTTTCGCCCAGGCGTCGAGTTCGGCCTGTAGCTTGACTTCAAGGGCCTGGAGGGTGCCGATCGCGCCCTGTTCGCGGCGCACTCGGCCTTTCCAGTAGATCGCCTTGACGTGGGAGCGGGTGGCGCGGGCTTTGAGGGCGGCGGCGCGGAGCGGGTGACCGTGCCGTTCGGCCCTGACCTGCTTGCCGTGCTGCAATTCGGCGTGTTCGCGCCAGACCTTGTGCCGGCGGCGGGACTTGGCGAGGTCAGCGCTGCGGCCGGTGAGCCGGTCGGCCACGCGCTGTAGGCGTTCGCGAATCTTCTTCACGGGCGGCAGTCTAGCTCCCCGCCCCGACCCCAACGCAAGCGGGGACGAGCGGGTTTTCGACACAGACGTGAACGGACGGATGCGCCGGGGCGGGCGTCTCGCCGGAATTGCCGGGCGCCGGTGGGGGCACAGGCGTCGGTGGCGCCGGGGCTGCTGGCGCCGGCGTCGGTGACGGGGCAGGGGCCGGCGAGGGAGGCGGCGGGCTGGGCGCGTGGTGGTGGGCGTGTGCGTGGTGCCCGTGCGCATGATGCCCGGGCTGGGTGGCTGGGGGTTCCGGTGAGACGGGGTGGTGATCGGCGGGTTCCACCGTGGGCGGCGCCCGGCTCGGCTTGTCGGGGACGGGGGCGCTCGCCGGCGTCGGCTTCGGAGGGGTCGGGTTGTGGGCGGCTTCGTGGATGTCGTGGCGATGTTCGATCCGTAGGCAGTCGGTCGGCGTCACGTTGACGAGCGAGAACAGGAAGCAGACCTGCGAGGGCGTGACGGTGTGGATCGCCGCCGTGAAGGACCGATGGCAAAGGTGAGAGTGCGGGAAGGCCAGGCAGGGGGACTTCGTTTCGATCCGCGTGACCCGACGGGCAGTCGCTTCGTTCTCATGGTGGTTGATCGCATAGACGGCGATCGTCGCGAGCATCCCCAACGCCGCCAGCGCGATCAGGCGCCGGATGTTTTCGTCGGATAAGCGGTGGCGTACTTGGTTCATCGCAGGACCAGGGAAATCCCTATGGCGTAGAAGATCACGGCGACCCAGGTAATCGTCCAGGGGTGGTCGGTGAGCCAACCGAGCATCATTTCTCGTCCCTTTTCAGAAAGATCGGCGAGAACAGGAAGCCTAGCGCTGCCAGCACGACGGTCGAATCCGGCCGCGGGGCTAGCGTGAACTCCGCGACGATCGTGAACGCGCCGATCAGGATTAGAGCTATGTCGCGCGCCCGCTTGAATGAGATTTTCATTCATCGGGGCTTGGTTTCGGTGCCAGCCGGTTTCACGCCTGACAGTTTGACGCCCGGCTGCCGCCCCCCCGGGCGCTATGCTTCCCGCCCAGAGTGACGTCCGACCTGGGGTTCGACAGTCTCATGGCCTCGCTGTCAGCGATCGGCGCCGCATCTGTACTGCCCCTCCCGGGCGTCGACGAGCCGACATCGGCCCCCGACTACATGCGCCGCGCCCTGACGCTGCTGCGTGAGCGCGACCTCCCCTTCGAGTCTGCCTGGTCCTCGGCGATCAACCGCATCCAGGCCCCGCAGGGTGAGGGCGGCCTCGTCGATGATCCGGCGCTGCGCTCCCTGGTCCTCGAAGAACGGACGCTGCTCGAAGAGGACCGGCCCCTCTGGCGGGCAGCCTATGAGCAGCGCCCCGTAGCGGCCCATGAGATTCACAACCGCGACCGCGCGGCCTGGCGGCGCATCGACCCCGCCGTCGGCGCCGCCCTCGACCGCCTCGATGCGCGGGCAGGACATCCGGCGGCGCTCGCGAAACAGGCGGCATGAACCTACTCACGCACGTCGCCCTGCTCGTCATCTTGGCCCCGATCGCCCATTGGCTGTCGGGGCGCATCCTGACCCGCTAGCCTTCCCGCCGAACCTGTAAAGCGCCGAAGACCCGAAAGGTCCCAAACGCCCCACTAGCGCCGGCCCACCGTCGGCGCTCACCGACAGGAGACAACGTGAAGCGACTCGCCCTGGCGGCGGTCGCGGCCCTTGCATTTGCCGTGCTGGCCGCGCCCGCCGTCTCAGAGAACACCACGCACCACCATACGCCCCCAGAAGCCCGATGTCTGCTGCCGCATTTTGAAGTCTTCGCCGCGCAGGTCTGGGCGCCGAAGCGATGGCACCGCGGCGCCCCCCCGGCCTCGACGATCGCGGCCGCGCACCGGCGGATCGGCTGCGCCCCCACGGCCAGCCACCGCCACGCCATGAAGGCGATCTGGCGCGCCG